TTTGTCCAAACCTGAACAATATTACCGTCGGTCAAAACAGCCGCAAACTTCCGAGATGTCCCGCCAGAAATTCCAGTTTGCATCTGAGCAAATGAAAATGCTGGAGAAATAATTCCGCCTACCCCGTTAGGATTGATTGCGGCTGGAAGCGCAAAATTAAAATTTACAGTGCTAGGCGGCGTCAAATTGGCAGGATTCTTGTAGTCGCCATTTTGAAAGTACACAGGGTCGCCAGCATTAAAGCCAGTGGCTGTGTAGACCTCAGTAACGCTTGCTGTGCCTGAGTTGTTTGGAAGCTGTTGAATAGAACGTGACATTTTTAACCCTCGTATCCGTAGACGTTGACATTTACACCAGCGACAGTGGCATAAGCAACTACCAATTTGCCAGCAGTAGCGACCAAGCCGCCCCGCTCCAAAACACTGTTTGGCGGAATCACGGTCTCAAACTCCAAGTATTCAGCCGCTGTTGGTGTTGATGTTGCGGCAATTGCCAAGTTGACAGCAACAGGAAAACCGCTCGTGTTGTTCATCGAGACATTGAACACAGACGGAGTTACTGCAACCGTGTATACGGTGGTGTTTGTTGCGGCGGCGAGTGACGCCTGACCTAGTGTGCCTGATGCCATGTTCGTTCCTTAAAATTGGGCCATGAAATATGTTTTGGCGGTTGTTGGACCTGTGACTGGCAAATCATTCCAACTAGGGGCTGCGCCAGCATTTGCCGTCAATACCTGTCCGGTCGTACCGTTGGTCAAATACGCAGTTGTACCTACTGAGGACTGATACACCACCGTATACGCACCGCCACCAGCTAAGTTTGAAGCCGTTGTAGCAGCAGGGCCTGCGCCCCACACAAGGTTTGTACCATCCCAAAGCAAAGCATTACCAGCGGTTACTGGGGCAGCTACAAAGCCTGTGGTGTTTAAACCTGTTTGGTATGCAACTCGATTAGCTGCACCGCCAGCAATGTTAGTTGCTGTGCCCACCGACAAGGTAGACTGCGCCACATACTGAGGGGCTGTAGCACCGGCAGTAAGTACTTGGTTTGTTGCACCAAGGGGGAGGAATGTGGTTGTGCTGGCCGCGCTCTGATAGGGCAGTGAACCTGTTGCGCCACCAGAAAGGTTAGTCACTGGAATTGTAGAAGGGGCCACCCAAGTCATTGCTGAACCTGTAGAGGACAGCAGGTATGTATTAGCGCCAACAGCGTTTAAGCCCGTACCGCCGGAAGTAATAGGCAACGCAGTACCCAGATCCAGTGTGGGCAGGTAGTCCATCGCCACGCCAACGTCTGTACCATTGTTATAGAGCCAAGCTTTCTTGCCGTTGGGAACACTCACACCGGTCTGGCCAGCAACCTTAACGGTAACTGCAAAGCCACCAACCGAGTTGTTGAATACCAGATATGGTTTGAAAATAGCTGGTACGTTAATTGTGCCCGGAGCAGACAACGTAGCCGTAACGTTCAAAACAAACGCGCGAGCAACTTGGTATGCAGGATCATCAATCAGTGTGTATGTGGCAACGTTGGCGGTGAAGTCGCCCGTAGCGCAAACAGCTGTACCAACAATCGCTTGCTCCAAACCGGATGCAGCCGAGCTTGTGCTACCAAGGTTAGAGTTGGTAATAGAACCCCACACACCCGACTTATCGCCGGTGGTCATCAGTTCTATTTTTAGATTGGCACTGTATAAACTTGGCATGATCTACCTTTAATACGAACTGCGGATCAACGCTGTTGTTGATGTGTTGGCAGGCATCGTGATCGTGAAGTTGGATGACGTCTTGTCGCTTCCAAAGTCTAGCACGGCAATGGATTTATTACCTTGCGTTTCGTTATAGATCAATGCACACCGCGCTGTGATTGTGCCAGTCCACGAGATGTTTGGGAAGCCCACATACGCAGTATAGTCAGATGAAGACGAAGAAACTGTAATAGGCGTGAGTTGTGCACCGCCTGCAGCGTACGGAGACGCCCCCGTTGTAGCTGGCACTTCGTTTGCGGAAGAGTACACAGTTGTGTCGGCATTCAAATTTGCGTCTGCCGTGTACAAAGCGATCTTGATAACGTCTGTAGTCAGGTCGTGAATACCTTGATACAGCTCCGCCTTGAAGCTCGTTGTTTGGGTTTGAACAATACTCATGAGACGGGTATCCTTGGCTCACGACGATAAGTGTCGGTTTGCTGTTTGCCCTCACCCAAGTTCTTCAGAAGCGCCAATGCCTCCATGTACTTCTGGTTGTACATAGCCGTCATGTCCTGCTCACCCTTCATGTAGGTGTTAGCCTCAACCAAAGTGCCGTACAGCAGCACAGAGCTGAAGTTTTCGCTTAGCCATGTTGTCGTTGCAGTGACAATGGACTCAGGCATGTAGAAGTAACTTAAGTTGGTGGTCAGCGCAGCGCTGGGCGTAGGTCCCAGAATGAACTGCAACTGCGTCACAGGTGTGGCAGGGCCATTGATTGCGTAGTACTTTGGCGTGCCAGTAGTGGCTGGATTGGGGTACGCCTCCTGCATGAACGCAGGGTCTTTGTTAAGCAAGTAAATGTAGTTGCCACTTGCATCAATCACGGCAAACGAATACACGGACAGCAAGTCTGTTGGCGCATTAAACGTATTCACGCTTGGCGTTAAAGCCGTAGTCGAGGTCTTACGTAAATTGGCCAGCTGCACCGAGTTGTAGATGCGCTGCTCCGCCTGCTGAATCATGGTGTTCATGTCAGTAGTGTCGAAGGTGTTCTGCGTGTAATCAGATACCGCAGTCACCAATTGGGAGTAAGTCAGCGCACCTAGTGTTGCCATATAAACCTCAAGCCATTGGGCCGCGAGCCATCACCCCTTTGGTAGCTGCGCCAGTACCACGGATTTTAATACCGGTTTCTTTTACAGACTCTTTGCCTTGTGAGTTGTTGTACATGCCAACACTCATACGTGGCTGCATAGCGGCCAGCGTCTCCAGACCAGAATCTTTACCGGGCGTTGTGGAAGCCCTAACGGTTTTGCCGCTCATTGTGTGCGGCTTTGCGTAAGCTGAAGCGGGAAGATTGTTAACTTTAGCCATGATTAGCCTCCGCGTTGGTTGTTCACACGCGCCATGTTGCGGCCAACCGCTTTCATCGCTTCGCTCTTAACGCCCAAAGATTTCTTGCCACCCTTGTCAGTCCCTTTGGTGGGGCCGCTGTTGGGGAAAACTTGAACGTCTGTCTTACCGCGTTTAGCGACGCCGTCCGCTGCTTTTGTGTATGCCATGATTAGCTCCTTAAGATACCGTTACTGTACCAACATTTGCTCTAGCCACCAAGTAGTTTGGTGTTAAAGCTGCATCAAAACTGCTGGCACCCCCAACTGGATTCCAGCCCCACTGAATATCACGACTGCCGCCTGTGGGATCGCCCCCTGCATTTGGCCCTGCAGTCACATAAGTTGTGTCTCTACGCGGGTTGCGTACAGCCTGCGGGTCATCCACCGGATACATACCCAACTGCAACTGCGGTTGATCGGGGTCCCAGCAAGTGTCGCACACCAACAGGTTGTACGTCTTGGTCTTGATGACCTCTTTGCGCAGTGCCGTTAATTTGAACTGGAAGCCACAGCGATCGCATATCGCGATACTGTTCTTACCAGAAGCAAATCTGTTGCCCATTATGTACCACTACCAATAAACATTTGACGAGGAACAAACCGCACAGATGCCTTCTCGCGGTCTTCCGTAGATGCCAACTCCCAAGCCTCATCGTACTGTTGTTTCAGCACGGGCAAACGCTCCGCACCACCGGGAACCTTAAGCGCCAAGTAGTAAGCCAAACCTGCAACCATGCAGGGTAAGAACCGGAACGGCACGTCCATCGTGTTCACGCCATTACCCGCATCATCAATGCGGCGCAAGCGCCAATATACAAATGTATAAGTCTGTGAGTTGTCCGGCACAGGCCAAACGGTAATCGTAGGGATTTCCTGACGGCGCTCAATCCACACCTGAATAGGTCTGGCTTGCTGTAATTTGTTTGGAATGGTTGCGTAAGTAGAAACACTGATACGCGTGATGGTCAAGTCCGCTTGAGTCGAGGCGCTCCCCGCGCCCGTGCGTATGACGTGCTCCATCAAGTCCACAGTGTCCGCAGGCAGGTTGTATGTGGCCGTACCGGGAACAAGAGGAATCGTCCCCTGCTCAAACGTCCACATGTTCAAACCACGGTTAGCCCAGTCAGCAAATAGAAGATTCAAACTTCGTCTTGCAGTGCGCAGGTCGTAGCCCGTGCGCATCTCAGAACCAGCGCGTTCAAACGCTTCCTCAACAACTTCCGTGAGGTCAAGATTAAATGCAGTGGTTCCAGAGACGGCCATTATTTCCTCGCAGTCTTAGCGGAATCAATAAACGCTTGGGCAGTGGGAGCACCCTTCTGTCCGGGCTTACGCATCTTTTCTTTAGACCCAGCGGCTATGCGTTTTTTCTTTGCGTGGATGTTGGCATACAAGCCAACAGGCCCACCCTCTTTGTACTGGGTAAAGTCAGTGTCATCCCTTCGGGCAGTCTTCTTACCCTTGGGCATTTTAGAGGGGGAGATGTCCCCCATCCCACGGCTAGCCATCATGGTTTAGCACATCTTTCCACGGGTCTTGCCTTTAATGGCAATACCGTCTGCACGTTTAGAAGCAGTCATACCGCCTTTGGCGTAGCCCATGTCGCTAATTTTCTTACGATCTTTAGCGTCTTTAGCGTCTTGTTTGGCTTCTTGAACTGCATCGAAATTAGCTGGTTTTTTAACACCGCGCGACTCACGCTTCATTTCAGCAGCGGCTTCGCTTTTGTCCTGCTCTCTTTGTTTTGTAAGTTTGTAGTCGGCATAACCAGCCGCACCACTCCCCGCTAACAAAGCTGGCCCTGCATTGTTTTCAAGAGCTTTAAAAACTTTGCCGCTTCCGCCACGACCTTCGTCGTACTCGTTAACGCTACGTTTCATGGTGCGTCCTTAACAGGCTTTGCCGCCCATGTTCATCTTAACCATTGAGCCTTTGGTTTTACCTTTTGAAGCAACACCGTCAGCACGACTAGAGGCAGAGCCGCCAGCTTTTAAACCCGCGTGGGCTTTGGAAGCGGGTTTACCGGCATGTTTTGCCAATGCAGCGGGCATACCGCCACCAGCCATTTTGCTAGTGCCTTTTTTCTTAGCCATCATTGCCATGAAGCCAGCATTCATTTTAGAAGCCATAGTATCACCACCTTTTGAAAATTTGCGGCCCTTGTCCGCAGTTGTAAAATCCTTGCCCACAGATTGCGGGACTCCTACTTTCTTAGCAAACGCTGGGTTGTTAGCCACCGCCGCCATGAAATTGTGTTGCTTCTTACTCGTCGACGGCATCTTTAGCCTTAGTACGTTTAGTTATTTCACGAACAGTATCAGACTCCCAGATACGAAGACCAAGGTAAATAATCGTGAACAAAGAGGCCAGAGGCGGGAGCCACGTAGCCATAACGCCAACAGTTGTCAAGACTGCTGCGCCATCTGCAACTGCTTTAGCTGTGTCGTGCTGAGTCATACCATACGTCCTTTAGTCTTGCCTTTTGTAGCGCAGCCATCAGCCGCAGTTACATAGCCACCATCCTTACAATTCCAAGCCCTCAAAGACTTATTGATCCGTGAATCCGGATCGTTGGCTGTCTTTGCGCTGGTTAGCTTCTTTTTCATCCCTTCCATCCTCGCACAGAAAGAGTCTCGCCGGGAGCCGCCTTCTGGCTGGGGCGGTTTCAAATTCATACCTTGCGCTTTCGCGGAGGCTCGTCCCTTGGCGTTTAAACCGCCCTTGGGGTTCTTGCCTTCCTTCCTTGTCCATGCAGGTGATTTTGCCATCATTCGGCTCCTGTGCAAACATGTTCTTCAGCGTGGTACTGCTCGGCTGTTAACTGCTCATCCCAGTCTGTTCCTTCTTCATTCAAGATTTGCCACTGCTTGCCGCAGAGGTTGCAGGAGATGTGGGCGATGGATTCGTTTATTTCAGACATTATTGGCTCTCCACCTGTGCATCAAGGGCAAATGAAGTTTGGGCTACCGTGCCGTTAATGTACACAATACGTGCGTATCTAAGAAACAACGAGGCGTTCAGTGTGGTGTATGTTGACGCAACCACAGCCACTTGAGCCGCAACACGCCAATTTGTACCATCTCGGCTAACTTGAATCTGTAACCCGTTCGCCGCGCTTGCTTGGTCAGCAAACACAATTGCGTTAATGGATTGGTACACGCTCATCGTATCGCCAAAGTCCAACGTAGCACTTGTAAATGTTGCGCTGATAGCCAAGTTGGTTGTGGATAATGCGTACTGTAGGTTAACTGGAAACGAGTAAGCGTTTGACAGCGCACCGCCGTTGTATGTCAAGAAAGTAGATATACGGAAATTGGTCTGCGCTGTTGCGCCGTTGACAAAACGCAAGCGGTAGTAGCGAGTTGAAATTGGTACGCTGAACTGTTGCCAGTTGGCGTTTGATGGGATTGCAACAGCCAAGGCTTGGTACCAGACCGTAGGCGTTGTGGAAGTCGTCTCAGTTCCAAGGTCAAGGTATAACTGGCCGGGAACCAAACCAGCGGTGTGGTTAACGCCAATCACAAGTTGCGTGTTGTAGACAGTGCCAGATGTGGTGCTTGACGCAATGTTTTGCGATGTACCTGTAAAGGTTGCACCTGCCGCCAAGTTGGTGCTTGATTGCAGGGAATAAGTGTTGCTGTTAGTTGGAACAACACTTGAACCAGACACTGACACGCTTCCGCCGTTAACAGCCACTGGAACAGATGCAGAGTTTGCGCCGTTTGCTTGGACCTCTACACGCTCACGCAGGTATTCATAGATGCGAACAAACGAGATGCGTGCGTCAGTGCGGCGAATGACTGCTCCGCCCGTGTTTGTCAAAGTGAGGGGTGCTGGCAGAGTTGTACCAGTCAAAGGCTCTAAAACAAGTGTGGACGTGACTTGATCTACAACTTTGTAAGCCCCATCAAAGCCAAGATCAGCGCCTGTTGCCCTGTTGCGTAAACCATACACATTGACATAGTCGCCAATGACCAAAGACCAAGACGCGCTACCTCCCAACGTTAATTGAGTGGTTGTGCTTGATGCGTTTCCTATGACTGGGGTTGCAATACCTTGAATATTCAACGAACCTTGGGAACGAGAAACAAGGCCACCAGCAGATGTCGCACTTACAGAAGCTCCAAACGTCACAGTTAATGTTGTGCTTGTCGGTACAGAGGCAACTGGAACTTGCGCTGTTTGGTTTGCAAAGTTTGTGGAATCACCAATGCCGTATATGGTTATATAGTCGCCAGTTGTCAACCCGTGAGCTGCGGCTGTAGTGATTGTTGCGACTGAAGATCCTGTTTTAACCGCCGACACAATCTTGCCATTGGGAATTGGCAAAGAATCCACGTTGGTAAAGCGAAAGCGAAGCGTGTACTGTTTTGTTGGATCTGGAACAACCTGAGTGCGCAATACTCGGGAGGCTGGCATACTTGTTGAGTCAACGTTGGCATCAAGAGCCTGCGCCATGTCAGACTTCAGAATAAAACGATATTCTGTAGTGGGCAAAAATGAGTAGGTGTACGGAGAGGCAATTGCTTGAACCGAGGCCGTTGAACCAGCCGTAACAGACTGATTGCCACCACCCGTTCCTGTTGGGAGCGAGTCACCCGCCGCCGATCTCAAATAAATAGACGCATTGGTTGTTGTTGCATTCTCAAAAATCTCCGACATGCCGTTTTGCGCGTACCCAAGCGCTGAACGTAAATACACAAAGCCTTGGCTTGTGTAAGGTCCGACAGTAAGAGTTGGGATAGTGCCACCGGGGCCAGCAGCGCAATAAAACTGCGTAGCGCTAACAGTGTAAGAAACTACCACTGATGGGTAGTTCATCCGACTGTCACTTGTAACGCCCTTAATGCCAATACGCTTGCCCGGCACTAGGCCATGCGGCCCGGTTGTAGTAACAATTAAGGTTGTTCCGTTTTGAGAAATACTTGAAATCGCAATATCCGCAACAGGAGGGAGCGGTGTCTCGGTGCTCACCAACTCCATCGACAGCTCTTGGCCCAGTGTGCGCTGAGACATTGACAGTCCCACCGATGTCTCAATAGGCATTGGAAAACTGCCAATGTAGGTCAGAATTGTCTCTGTGGCTGTCTGCAACGGGTCTTTGGAAATGACCAAGTAGCTGGCGGAGACGGCGTTACCGTCGGTCTGCACGATGTCGCCACTGCCCGTGGTCAGGTTCCAGTTAACGCCGGGTATGAAGTTCTCAAACGACTCGCGGAACTTACCTGTGATGTTTGCAGGAACAACTGGCAGACCATCAGGCTGCGCAATCGTAAACCCATCTATTGATACAGGCAACGGATTGGACGGAGTCACGGGGGAACCCCCCGTGTTGATCGTCAATAGTTCCGTCAGGGCGACTACTGATGCCATTACAAGCTTTCAATAAAGGCTTGGTGCTTTGCCAAAATACTTGCTTTGGTAGCTTCTGCGTCTTTCTTGGCGGCTTCAGCATCAGCTTTGGCTTGTTCAGCAGCGGCGTTTAAACCTTCTGCTGCGGCCAATGCTTTTGTAGCTTTATCCTGTGCAGCAACCGCTTCGTCCATCAACTTTTGAGCAGCTGCAGTAGAGGCGGCGGCATTAGTTTCAGCAGTTTTAGCCTTGGCAGTGACATCCTTAGCCTTGGTTTGAGCCGTAGAAACAATGTCAGCAGCTTGCGTTTTAGCATCGGCCACAATGGTTGTAGCGTCTGCATTGGCCTTAGCGACCAGTGCATCTGCCTCTTCCTTTTGAGCCGCAGCCTTATCACGCAAAGCAACAATCTCAGTAGCGGGGCCAATGGCCTCCACGTACTTTTTGTTCTCTGCTGTAGCCGCTTCTAGTGCATCAACTTTGGCTTTGTAAGCGTCTGGGTTTGAGACTAACGCCAATAAATCCAAAAGTTGATTGCCGCTACCACTCCCAGTAATATCGGTAGAAATGCTCATGCGTTACCTCCGCCACCGGCTTGGATAATTGTCAATGTAGCAGTGCCCGAACCAGCAGAAGAACTAATCCTAATGCCTCGCACGGGGTATGCAATGTTGGAGTTAAGCGAAGCTGAACCAGTCAAGGTAGGATGGTCAAACCATGTACTTGTACCGGCTGTTGGGCTGTAACCAGCCGCAAAAATATCGTCAAAAGTGTATTGCACTTTGTACGTGATAGTCCCAGAGACAACCACAGCCAACCCCATGTTACTGGGGGAGATGTAGGTGTCTACTGGGTAGACAGGGGAGTTGTTAATCCCCGTAACAGAAAGTACGACAGCACGCATTTTGCGCTCCTATCAAGAAGAAGCGGGAACACTTGAGCCATCAGAATCACGAACAGCGTAAGCCATTACCAAAGTACCAGCGCCAGCACTTAAAGTACCGCTGCTTGCCATTGTGTAGGTAATGATGTCATCAGTTGAACCTGAGTTAACCCATGAAGACATTTGAGCAGCAGTGCCAGTGAAAGTGATCACGCCAGCAGTACCGCCGGTAATAGCCGCGCAAGTGGCGATAGCTGTACCGTTTGCATAAATGGTGATAACACCGGATGTACCAGTGAATGTGGTGGTCTGCAAGAGCTGAATTGAAGTAATCAATGAGCCAGCAGGGATTGTGAATGCAGAAGATGCGGCGGTGTCGTTGTACGCTACGCCGTTTTTACTCTGGCAAACAATGGTGTTGCCCAAGTTGCGGATAGTGCCAGCAGTTGTGCCAGTAGTGTTTTTGACTGTGCCCAAGAGCCAAGGGCCAAGGTGAGTTGCGAATCCCATGATATGTCCTTACATACAAGTTAAGTACATCAATCGGTATGTCGTCAGCCGGGACTGTTTGATGTACCGGAAAGCCCGGATTAAAGACAATATACAGCAAAAGAAAAAGGGGCACAAGGCCCCTTTCAAATATTTCCGAAGAAATATCAGGATGTACCGGGTGAACCGAAGATACCCAGAGGATCAGACCAGCCGAAGCTGTAACGCTCACGAGCCTTGTAACGGACGTTGCCAGTGTCAAAATCACCATCCATGGAGTTTTGCAGAGGAGTACGCTCGAAGTGCTTCAAACCGTTAGGCACATCAGTGGTCAAGAACCAGCCGTTCGTATCTGTCAAGAAGTGGTTAACTGTGTAACCTTCAGGGATAGAACCGTTGTTTTTCAACGCGTTGATGTCGTTGTCGGTTGTACCAACACGCAAAGAAGTCTCAAGCAAACGAGTTGCAACGAACATCAGTGCTGGGGGAACAATCAACTTACGGGGCTTAGCAGCGATCAACAGACCACGCTCATCAGTCCAACCGGCGATTTGAATCACAGCGTTTTCCAACGATGTTTCGTTCAAGTCAGCGTTTGTTGATGGACGGTTGCTGTTTGTGCCGCCGTTAACCAAGGGGTGAGCCGTGGAGAACAAAGAAACACCGTCACCACCCAAGTATGAACCGCTGAAACCGTTGTTCAAGACGGAAGCAGCTTTAACTTGCTTGGTGTAAGCCATAGCGCGAGCCAAGGCTTTGGTGTAACGGGCTGACAAGCTGTCATACAAGTTATCTTCCACAGCTTCTTCAGTGATGGAGAAGCCCAGAGCAATAGTCTCGTGGTTGTAACGTGCGGTGAAAGCTTCCTGCGCATTGTCATAAGCAATGGCAGAACCCTCGTTCTTGACGGGAGCAGCAGAGAAGCCAGACAGTTTTGTCTCTTCTTCAAAGCTACGCTCAGATTTCTCTGTTTCGTAGATTTCTTTGTGCTCTTCGCCGTAGCGAGCGTATTCCAAACCAAACAAGGCGTTCAAGCCGGGCAGGAGTTCTTTAAGTAGTTGTGCGCGTGAAATAGCCATTTTAAGTTACTCCTTAAACACCAGCCGCAGCGTAGTAGCTGTGGTAGCCAAAGTTGAATTTCACAATGACTTCTGGCGAACCAACGAATGTCAAAGTGTTCCCTGATGTACCAGTGATAGAAGCGCTGGCGGTCAAAGACGTACCAGAGATTGCAGTCACAAAAGTACCTGCGGTCACGCCTGTACCGCTGATTGCCATACCGACTTTAATGTCAGAGTTGGCAGCAGACAGTGTTTGGCTGGCGCTAGTTGCAGTGGCTCCCAAAGTAGCAGTTGTAGTGATACCTGTGTCAGGCACCAAACCAACGATACGGAAAGGAGTAGTTGTAGCAATACGAGCATTGCTTGTATCCAAGCAAATAGCAATTGCGGAGTTACCTGCGGTTGTGTTCGCAGTGTTGCCAGTTACGACAAAAGCGTTAGAACCAACCAATTGCTGACCGAAGGCGGCAATGGTAGTGCTGACGTTAGAGCCGCTGTTATTAACAGCAACGACCTTGAACAAGGTGTCAGGATCATCAGCAACGATAGCAACTGCATCAGAAGCTACGGTGCCAGAAGGCCAGTACTGTGAGAACAGTTTCTGACCGGTCGTGGGGCTGGTATACGAGCAACCCAAAAAGACGCCGACAGTACCGGCATCATAGGTGGCAGACGTATATGTCAGCGCTGTACGAACGATATTACCAGTTGCAAACTTCACAATGTCACCGTAATAGATGGATGTGCCGTAAGCGCTGGCGATAGGGATGCTGCGGGTAGAACCTGCAAACACCTGCCCACCGATCAGGTTGATCGGTTGTAGGCCGTAGGGGGCCGAGACCGTTGGATAAGCCATGAAAGACTCCTATGTTTATTTAGAACCAGAACCAAACCCAGCTCCGCGTGTTGTTGTCGACTTGCGGTCAGAAAACAACGGCATTCTTGGGTCATTATTTCGCATGAAGTGGTTGTCCACTGAGTCCATCTGGTTTTGAGCTTGGGAGGCGTAGTACTCAGCCATCGCCTGTAATTGGCCCTTATGGATCTTGCAAAGCATGAGTCCACCAATTTCGACGTTGCCTGTTACAGCGTTACCTTCCATCATCAATTCCGGATGGTCTACTGCCTTAACCGGTACCCAGCCATCGCGAGTCTTACGAGACACGTTGGTTGGATCAGACTGCCCCAAAATGTGTGTCGCAATCCAGCGAAACTCAAAATCAGGATCAGGTGTCGGATCGGGCAGGGCGCTCGATGGTTTGTAAACGTATCGAACTTGTTTTTCGCGTGTTTTTAAATCACGTTGTGTGCGGTCTTGTGTTTCAGCCATTCTGTCTCTCCAATTTCATCACTTCAGCAGCATACTGCTGCGGGGTTAGTCCATACTTTTTAGCCAACGCAACTTGCGTCGTAGTTAGCTTCACCTTTCCTGCGCTCGTAGAACGAGATGCAGAAGCAACGACCGTGGAAGGCTTCTTGACTGCCTCACCAGACCTTTTGTCTCGGGCTCCACTGAAAATATCAGGGAACGTCGACTTCATGCGAGCATCAATTTGCTCGAAATATTCTTCAGAGCGGGGGTCAACCCCGTTTGTGACTAGTTTCTGGTGCAGCCCTAGTGCGTAGCTGGTGTATTCCTCAAACCCTTGAGCGCCGAACCACTGGTTTTTTGCCTGCCAGCGCAGTGTCTTTTCGTCGGGCTCAGCCTTTGCAGGCTGGGTTTGTGGAGTTTGTACATCAAAATTATCTTCCTGTAAAGGGGTTGGACGATAATTTTTTGTTTGTTCAACTTTAATCTTGGCGTCCATCACCGCTTCTTGGGCTTCAATGATGGCGTCCGTGTCAAAAGATTCTTGGGCCGCTTTGAGTTTGCGACGCGCCATATCCAGTTCGGAATCGGCACGCTGTTTAGCACCTTCAATAACAGCTTCCTGTCCTGTGTAGACGTTCTGCTTGAGGCGTTTGTTTTCTTCTACAAGATGCTGTGCAAGACGCTCTAGCTCTTGTTTCTCCCGCATCGTGGCTTCTTTGACTCGGCGCTCGTCGTGACGGGCGTGGGTCAACTCTTTGATTCGGTTCTTCACCTTGTCGGAGTACGACTCAATTTCTTCGTCGGTCGGATCAAGAACTTCTTTGTCCAAGGGCTTGCGGCCCCTGTCACGTTCAGGCGTGTCGTCTTCGATTTCTATCTCAACGTCGCCTTCCACCTCGATTTCAATCTCAGGTTCTTTTTTGTCGTCGATTTCGTCGGGGAACTTAAATTCGTCTTTTATAGCCATTTTTACTCCTT